GGGTGACTTTTTACCAGAGTACCTACATTTTGAAGTTAGTTTTTAGGAAATGCGGTCTCTCCGAAAAACTAACTTCAAAATGTAGGTACTCTGGTAAAAAGTCACCCAGCCGACGGCTGGGATCTAAAAATCCAGGACTTTCATAAAGAAGTACACATTCCACACTGCATATGGTGTTTAAACATACGATTGTTTAAATTCAGGAATGTGCTTGTCAGCCATCGGCAAAACTCCAATAGGAGATCCCCCGCACCTCAGGGGATTTTAATTTATTTACTATCAGCTACGCTGGAACAGATCCAGCGTTTGCATTATAGTAAATTTGTGGAGCATTAAGGAAAAAATGGAAATTGAAATCAGTTCCTACAGCGACATAACGCTGTAACGTAGCAAATTTCATAGCTGATGATACAGTTGGATGAACCATAACATCAACTTGATATGTGTCTATATAACTGTTATCATCTCCATTTCCAACAGTCCAATTATCAGGTTTAGCGTAAAGAAACTTATAATTACTCATCATAGGTAACTCAATACCAATACCTGTTTGTGTTAAACTGTTGGTCAAATACATGCCAGAAGTACCAAGTCCTGACATATTGTTCCAAAATGCTCCCTTGGATATTGATTGAGAAGTGACAGTCGATGCTGCTATACTAATATATTTACCTTCTTGTATATTAGTACCAGCTGAAATCAAAGTTTCAGGTGTCCTATAAACTGAAACACTGTGTGGCGTATTACCGCCAGTGTCTTCAACATTTATATGCCACCTTGTACTTCCTCTCATACCAATAAATCCAAGTGCTATCCAAACCAAAGGGTTCATACTCGTAAAACTAAAATTTGTGGTAAAAGTCGTATTTTCAACGCCCTTCGCTTTGGTAAAAGCATTCCCATCATATCCCGGCATAGGTGGGAAACGTGTTTGACGAAATCTATATATTCCATATTCATCAGTAGACACCCAATTTGTTAAATCTAAAGTCATTGAATCTACTAACGTGGAACGACGCAATAATAACCTCAACGAGGGGATTGGTTCTCCCCAGTTTATCAAATAACGCTCATCAAGAGGTTTATTATCAGTCATAAATTCGTCACCACCTTGCATAGAGAATCCTGATAAGTGCCTATCCACATCAATAGGATTAGCAAACTCAAGATTCTCTGACCCTCGAGCAAAAACTAATATAGATACCGGAGCAGTATCAACTGGAGCCGATAAATTAGTCAAAACTCGAAGGGTTAACGAACCATTATGAACACTCGCAGTGGGACTTGTATACACTGAGGTAGACCAACCATTGCTAGTTATATTCGAGGATGTCCTACACCAAGGTAATGCTTGGAGATAGGGGACCTTGAACTCAAAATCGTCCGTTTCACCAAGATCTATAATCTTGGTGAATGCGACATGGGTATAATCAGTTGATGAAGTTAAACTTCCCAACGGATCCCATGTCAATCGCAACCTTCCTTTGTGGTATTTCGAACAAATAATTTTAAATCTAAATATTATATCACCACGCCAATTTGCGAACATTTGTGAAATCCAAGACATGGGAAGAAACGCAATGGTATAAGTACCATTAGCTGTGGCAGTACCCTTATCTTTAAGAAAAGGGGTTATCACAGATGTAAACTTCAATGTACCAGGGGTATCACTAGTATTCCATGTCGCACTTGTAAGATATGAGTCGTGACATACCAATTTGGGTATGCATAGCTCATCATCTCCAGTGAGACCAATTAGCCCAGGATCTATACTTAACTCACCCTTCGGATCCAAGGTGAACTTACCTGTGGGTTCCGAAATATGAGCTGATGCAAGATCATGGAAGGGAAGATTCTTAAAAGGATTTACATTTTGTACTACCGGGACATTGGTAAATCCAAATAAGGAAGCGATACTTGAAACAGCACTCGCCCCAATTGTTGTCGCTTTAGCAAATTTTCCAATAACTGGAATATTGCTAAGATACGACGCAGCTGTTGCAAGTGCCGTTGCTGGTCTCGACACTGGACCATTTCCATATTCATCACCACCCTGAAGTGATAACTTTACAGTAGGACCAGTTAAGATTGGATCATCCATCCAAGCATATACCTGAATGGTGACTCCATTTGATGTTGCACCATTAGCACTCAATAATTGAGCGTAAGGAACAACAGTTATCTTACCCATAAACGACACAACTGTGGCATCTGTAACATCTAGATAGTTCTGATTATAATAAAAAGGGAGAAACATTTCTCCCCCAGAATTAGATTGAGGATAAATCCAGATGTGGGGTCGCTGTGACCAGGGAATAAGATTGTTCGACTTAGTGTCATCAATTGCACGTGAACCTAAGGGAAGAGGCGTATAGGCAAAAAGTAACGCACCATAATAAAATGGGGCAGCGTTCATTATTACCTTAATACGTAAATTTCCTCTTAGAAAAGCAAAATTATCAATTTTACTTCGAATCTGAGAGGTACTTAAAAAGAGTGTCCAAGGATCGAAGGATGTTTGAGCAAAAGTGCTCTCAGTCCAACTGATCGTTTTAATTAAAGTAGGTCTTTTTAAGAACTCACCCAAAGCTACATTCAATTGATCATCACCAGAAAAGGCCTGGGAAGCAGGTGGAGCAAATGTCAAAACCTCACCACTTTGTTCATCTCTGAACTCAGCTGTTTGACTTTGAACAACCGTTCCAATGTTGCCCAATCCAATTCGGGATGTACTCTGAGCTACTTCATCTTTTTCATTACCTCCACTTTCCGTGGCAGGAGGTACTCCACTTATATTATTATCATTAAGTTTTGTAGCAAGCCATATACAACTCACGTTACGGCTCAGTCATCGTGAGAGGTTTGTCCAAATTTGTGCTTACGAAACACACCCCTAAATAGGGGAGGAGTCTGAACTCCTTCGTAATACAAAGACATCCACTCCCCCACCTCAAATAGGACATTAAGAGGTAGGTAGTAACTATGTCAATGCAGGGAGTTTGGCTTTTGATACTAATAACCTAACAGGGAGACGTTCTCCGACGCCTCAATGTTCCAATAGGAATCTAGGGTCCCGAATCACCATTCTGGCCATTCGGTCTCCTTCGTTTCCCCAGGAACCAATCTGTCACTATACGTCTCCTACTGACAACACGTCGACAATTAGAACACATATGACAATAGCGAGATGTTGTTTCATGATCAGTAGTACACTGAACATCTGAACTAAATCTATTACAACGCTCACACAAGTCATATCGCTCACAATTAGGACATGCCCAGCCAGAACCTTGGGCTGATTTACACCGTAAACAGTGATGACATCTCCTAAGAGATATCCTATCCTGAAAAACAGCAAAAACACAACCATTCAAGTGACAGCGTGGACATATGGGACTCTCTGATAAAGGAAAGTCCCAACCGCTCTGACTTCGAGGAGATAATTCTTCTCGGGGCCAGTTTAAGTATCCCCAGTGTAAAGGCTCTTCCTCTTTGTTTTCCTCAGATCCACTTTGTAACACAAAGCTTCCACCTTCCAAACGATATTTACAATGTATAAAGTCAGGAGGAGAATTTTCCTTAAGAAAATTAAGAGAATTAGTCTTATACCTGAGCATTAACTCGTCCCATGTTTCAAGATCTCTAAACATAAAATTAACTAAGTTCCTCTCATTGATTATATCAAGGAGCATTTTCCTTTTCTCTTCAAATACGAGACGGCCATACCAAAACCACTCACTATTAGCAGTATATATTGTTTCCATAGCTTGTGCTTCTGGAGACAAAAACTTGGATCTCACATTAATCATTAAAGATTTAACAATCGATTCCTCATCCAATGGACACATGAAAGTTTGGGTTTCACTCTCAAATCTCCATTTCCTCTTCAAGAAAGATCCATCAGAGATATGCACATAAGGGACTGATAAAGCTTCTTTATCAGCCATTGTATACGTAACTCCGATTTTTGCTAATTCATCCTGTATAGTACAATGATTAAACCACGGAGCCCTTTTTGAAACATTAATTCCATTGTCATCTCCATATGTTAGGAGATTAACATTTTCTTTAAATGTCTC